TGCCCTCTTGAACGCGTGAAAGCATTGGACCCTGCAAAACACCCGGGTCTCGCAGTCACGCCGCTCAAAGGTGGCCCCGCAGTGACGGCACTCAACCTGGACGCGCCTGCGCCGCTTGAGGTTCGGCTTCCCCTTGATTGCTGGCATGGTTGCCTCGTGGCACCATCATCCCCACGGCTGGCTCTCGCCAGCAAGCCCGAGTAACCCATGGCTGAAAAGTCCCGGAAGCCCCGCCCCAAGAAGTCCGCCGCCGTAGCGGTCGTCACGCCTCCGCCCGTGACTGTCACGCCGTTCCCGGCTCCCCTTGGCCCTCCGCCCCCGTCTGTCGTGGGCCCGCCGCCCGGGACGGTGCAGGGCGAGGCGTGGATTCCCTGGGGTGAGGTCGAGAGTGCCTATTTAGTGCCTACTATTTCGCCCGATGGAGCCACTGCAAAATGGCCCAACCTGATCGAAATCTCCGAGCGCTTCGGGATCGCCCTCCAGACCGTCCGGGATCGATCCGCCGCTGAAGGCTGGCGAGTCCGGCAAAAGGCCGCCATGAAGTTATGGTGGTCCGACCGATCCACTGAAATCCAGGACGAGATCGGATTCATGTTCGCTTCGTTCCGGCGCCAAATCTTCACGGGTGCCGCCAAGGGTGCGCTCCGGGCCACGAACCTTTTGACCAGCAACGAGATTGACTCCGCCGCCGGGCTCCGCGCCGTGAACATGCTCCGTGGGGCATACGATGCGGGCTCCAAGGCCGCCGGGATCGCCTCCCAGTCCGAGGTTCCTGGCTTCGGTGTCCAGGTGAACTTGTCCGGGGTGGAGCGCAGCGAGCCTGGGTCTGGCTCGCTCTGGCAGGTTCTCATCCAGGCCCGCCGCGATGCCGTGCCCGCTGTGGACGCCTTCGACCTGCCCTCGCCCCTTCCCCCCTCGCTCGCCTCCACGCGGTGACCCGTGCCAAAGCCCTACCCTTCCCCGGCCCCGGCCTACGCCTTCATGTTCACGATGCTGGCCCGGATCGCCCAGGAGCACGGCTACTGCCTCGCACTCCACGGCTCCATGATCCGCGATCTGGATGTCGTGGCCGTGCCCTGGGTGTCGAAGTGCTCCCCGGTCGGGGTTCTCGTTGACTCGCTCTGCTCTGCCCTTGGTGGTTTCATGGAGGGAGGAGTCCCGCTTGGCGGTGCTGACCTCCGGGCCCATGGCCGCCTGACCTACCGCCTCCGGCTGAACGCCGGGCTGTATGTCGATCTGTCCGTTGTCCCACCTCAAGCCAAAGGAGCCCCCGTGACCCTGCCCGCCGCCCGCCGAATCTCCATCGACTTCGATGGCGTGATCCACTCCTACACCTCCGGTTGGCTGGGCGCCACCGAGATCCCCGACCCGCCCGTGGAAGGCATGGCCGATGCGATCCGCCGCCTGCAGTCCCTCGGCTGGGAGGTCGTCTGCTGTTCCTCCCGGGCCCGCTACACGGAAGGCAAGGACGCGATCTGCCAGTGGCTCTTGTCCAATGGCTTCCCGGGTATGGAGATCACCTGCGAGAAGCTGCCCGCAGAAATCTATGTGGACGACCGCGCGATCCGGTTCGATGGGTGCGTCCCTGAACTGCTGAACGCCATCGACACCTGGAATGGCCCCTGGAACCGTGGCGGCCAGATCGTCCCGGCTCCCCCGCAATGAACCCGCTCGACCCCTCGGAGTTCGATTCCCCCTCGCTCCGGGCTCTGAAGGCGGCCGCCCGAGAGAAGCTGGCCCTCCTGCCTGCTGACCCTGTCGAGCGGGCCCGGATCCTCGGCTCCAAGGCCGACTTCTTCGCGGCCCAGGCCCTGTGGATCCGCCCAAAGGATCCCGAGTCCGGCCTGTCCCCCTTCGTCTACAACCCGATTCAGATGGACTACCTCGCGGGGCTCCGGCAGCGGTTCCGGCTGCACCACGGGGTTGATGTCTTCCGGGGTGTCCGCGACATCATCCTCAAGCCTCGGCAGCTTGGGTTCACCACCTTCCTGGCTTCGCTGTTCTTCCTTGATGGCCTGTTCAACCCTGGCCGGAACTGCCTCGTGCTGACCCACCTGGACAAGGTCTCCCAGAAGGTGCTCGACATTTACCGCGCCTTCTACGACTCGCTGCCCGCCGATCTCAAGAAGAATGTTCGGCTCCGCCGTGCCTCCGCCCTCCACCTTGAACTGGAGTTCCTGGACGAGAACGGCCAGCCCGACCCCGTCCATATGCCCCCTTCGTCCTTCATCGTGCACACGGCCGCTGGCTTCGATCTCCGGGGCATCACCGTGCACAACCTCCATTGCTCCGAGGCCGCGTTCTACGACAACTGGCTTGAATTGGTCCGGGGCGTCTTCCAGGCGGTCCCCGCTTCGGGGAACATCGTCCTTGAGTCCACGGCCAACGGGTTCAACCACTACAAGGATCTGGTGGACGGCGCCCTGAAGGGCTCGGGTGTCTGGCGCCTCGTGTTCTATCCCTGGTTCGCCCATCCTGAATACTCCATCGACCTGTCCCCCGAGGAGGCCGTGGCCCTGGAGGCGTCCCTGGACGCCGAGGATCGGACCCTCAAGCTGGAGCGGGGCGTCTCCCTCGGTTCCCTGGCGTGGCGCCGCTCCAAGATCGATGAAATGTCCGGCTCCCTGGATTCGTTCCGGCAGGAGTATCCCTCGACCATCCTGGACGCGTTCCTGTCCTCCGGCCGCCCCGTATTCCCCCCTCGCCTCGTGGCGGAGAACTGGGATCTGGCGAAGAACGCCCCCGGGCCCAAGCGCCGGGATGATGTCACCTCGATCTGGGCCGCGCCCGACCCCGCCGGGATCTATGTCCTCTCGGCTGACCCCGCTGAAGGCATCGACAAGGGTGAAGGCGACCACGCTGCCGAAATCGGCGGCACGGACTACTCCTCCGCATCACTCCGGGATGCCCGGACCCTGCGCACCGTGGCGACCATCCACGGCCGGATGGAGCCCGCCGAGTTCGCCCGCCGCTGCGCCGCCCTGGGGCACGAATACAACGATGCCCTGATCGTGGTCGAGCGGAACAACCACGGCCACCTCGTCCTGTTCGTGCTGGAGGAGGCGTCCTATCCCAACCTCTACCGCCATCAGGAATACGATGCCGCCGGGCAGTCCTTCCTGAAGCTGGGTTTCCCCATGAATGTCGCCACCCGCCCGCTGGTGATCGACACGCTCCGGGAGGTCGTGGCCCGTGGCGCAATGGCCGACCCCGATCCTGGCTTCTGGAGGGAGGCCCTCGTCTTCGTCTACAACCCGGCGGGCAAGGCCGAGGCTATGCCCCTCCGGCACGATGATCGCGTGATGGACCGGGCCATCGGCACCTACATCTGCACCCTGGGCGCGAAGGCTTGGGGTGCCTCCGGTGTGCTTCATGGTGCCGATGACGCTGGCTTCCCCGTGGCCCGCCCTGGTTCCCCCGCCGCCGATGCCGCGCCCGCTGTCGTCCCCTTCTCGGCTGATGCTGGCGAAGGGCTGGACGCCTTCGACTCCCCGGCCCCGCCCCACAAGGCTTTCATGATGATCGCGGATATGCGGTCAGCCCAGGCCGAGCGCGGGGCTCCAAACTGCGGGAACTGCCACTACCTGACCTCCAAGAATGGCGTCTCCCTCTGCGGAATGCAGGGGTTCACGGTGAAACCCGAAGACCCCCCTTGCCCTGTCTGGGAGGCCAAGGATGGCGGCTACAATGACGAAGGCCCCCCGCACCGGGTCTTCATTGGAGGCGAGAATGTCTGACCCTGTGAACGGCGGCCGAATGGATTTCCAGCCCGTGGTGAACCCGTTCGCTCACCTGGGCCCCGAGGCCGCGACCGCCTACGATCCGCGCGCCCCCATCGATGAAGTGGATGACGCGAACGGCCGCCTCATGAAACTCTACGGCGCCCACGGCTCCGACTCGGTTTCGCCCTCGGCGATGCACCTCCTCTCTCAGTTCGCCGACCTGCAGCGGGGCGAGCGGTCTGCCGAGGACATGGTCGCCAAGGCCATGCGCCTCGTGAACCCAGGCGACTATCCCGATGCCACCCCCGAAGGGAAGGCCCGCACGACCTCGTGGGGCTCGGACTTTGGCCGTGGCTACTTCAAGTGGCTGCCCAAGCGCGGTGTGCAGTTCCCCGTGCTCCGCGCCTTCGCCCGGCGGCTGGAGGTCGCCCAGGCCATCATCCGAACCCGGAAGCGGCAGATCGACCGCTTCTCCCGCGTCTCCCGTTCCGCCGATGACATTGGCTGGCGGCTGGTCATGCATGACGAGCAGGCGACCGCTGGCGAAGGGATCCAGGATGAAATCCGCTGGCTCACCCGCGTCCTGGAATGTGGCGGCCGCGAGTTCGCCCCCTCCAAGCGCCGCGAACTGAAACGCCAGGGCATGACCCAGTTCCTCCGGCACCTCGTGGATGACGGCCTGACCATGGATCACTCGTGCGTGGAACTCGTGGGCCTGCACGGCGTCTCCCGTGGCCTGGATTCCTGGTTCGTCCGCCCCTCGGACACCTTCGCCCTGGCGAACAACGAAGGCAGCCAGCACCTTCCCGATGGCCGCCCGGTCTACGCCTACCAGATCCTGAACGGCCGGGATGAGATCCCCTTCGCCTTCGATGAACTGGCGATCTTCGTTCGGAACGCCTCGACCTGGGCCGATGAAAACGGCTATGGCTACTCGGAATTCGAGCAATCCCTGGACACCCTGAACAACATCATTCAGGCGATCACCTTCACGAAGCAGGGGCTCAACGAGAACGCCGTCCCGCGTGGCGTCCTGTTGGCCTACGGCAATTTCGACATGAACACCCAGAACGCCTTCAAGGCCGCCTGGGCTGCGAAGGTCCGGGGTGTGCAGAACCAGTTCGGCGTCCCGGTCCTGTTCTCTCGCGGGCAGCAGGGCGCCGTGCAATACCTGAACACCGGGCAGCCCTTTGACGAAATGGCCTTCTCCAAGTGGATCTCGCTGAACATGACCGTCATGGGCGCCATCTTCGGGGTGGCCCCCGAGGAGGTTGGATTTGAAGGCTTCACCGCCGAGAAGTCCTCG